ACAATCAACTCTATCCAACATCTGATGAACTATGTCAGAATATGTTCCAGAGACCGAACCATTTACTTTCGTTCTCTGATTTTTGATAATTTCTGATGATGTAAAATTTAACACGTATAATGATACACTATTTCCTACTTCGCCTCTACCTTGAACCGTGTTGATAATAAAAACATTCTCAGTAAAATCAATAACGTCTAACTCATTTGTCAGTGAGGGAGTCTGAAGTTTTAATCGTAAATATTCCTGACCAATGATCGGCAACTCACTTACAAATCCAGCACTATCTTGTATTCCAATTTCTCCAGTGATGGCGTTTGTGTTTATATTCTCAAATAAATTTATGTGAACGATGTTTGAGGTAATATCAACTTTAGTACCAGTAGAACCAATTATCTCGGCTGTTGCCAGTTTAAAATCACCAGCTGCTCTAATTTCAGTCATTACAGTACACTTGCCTTGATGAGGGTTTCAAACTCTTCTACAAATTGATCTACATACGCTGGGTCCAGTAGACGTATTTGACGTAAAGTGTCCTGTCTACTCTCCTCAAACTCACGATTCGTTATAACGGTGGCTCCAGAGTGGTCCGTGTTATCTGATCCAATATCAATTTTTACGGTTGTATCACCAGAGGTTTGAGTTATTTCATAGTGATGTAAACCATCTGGATCAGAGTATTTTTCATTGATGAAAGCAAGAAATTGTGGTGTGGTCATCGGCCACTGATGATACCTATCAGTGATGTTGTTTACGTACATGACTATCCAGTGAAGATTAGAGTCTCCATAAAGTTTGTCTGCAATCATCTCTGGTGTCTGTCCTTCTTTCACATTGTATGTGTCAAAGAGTAAAGAGTTTGTTCTCACCTTTGCTCGTAGAGCAACACGTTTCAGTAGATTAGTAACAAGTTTATAATCACCGTTACCTACAGAATCATATGGTATGAAAGGAAAATTTGCAAAATACATTTATTAGAACCCATCTTTTATGTGATCTTGACTCAATATTTCTAATTCTGTAAATTCTAAAGAAATTTGACTTCTCTGTGGGGGAGCACCTGAGCCACGTAGACTAGTGGTCTCCTCATATGCAGTGAAACGATCTCCACCGTATTGAACTTTCACACTTGTAAGATAACAAGTTGAGATTCTATTGAGAAAGTTATTTCTGTTTTCTCTATACATATATTCAATATCAAAGGTGCCTGGTATGTCCATCTCTCGTCTTGTATTTGGATTAGAATATTTTGGCATTGCATAAAATTTAAAATGTTGTATGATATCTTCAACGACTAAAGCCTCTTGTTGACTTTTTGGTATGAAGTTGAATGTATACGAAAAACTTCTTCGGCCAACACCCTCAAACATCATTTCCATACGAGGAGTAATCACTGAGCCCCTTGCAAGTGAAAATAAAGCTTTTGTGCCTGGCGCAACAGCATCAGCGGACTTATTTACCACATTCATTAATCCCTCTTTGACAGCACCCTTTCCCGTTGTCGCCAACCCCTCTAAGAAAGTATCAAAAGTTGCTCCTGAGCCAGCAATAGCATCTATCATCTGCTGACTTGCCATTGCAACCGCACCAATCTCTTGTTCACCATACTTAACATCATAATCAACTGAAATACTTGGTGGCATGTACAAAGCTATACTTTTTTCAAGTCTTTTTGTTGGTACTTTAGAAACAGTGAAATTCTTAGCCTCTGGATTTTTATCAACCACTTTGTTAGGAACAACCTTCCCGTCAAGCGCTTGCTGACTCATTTGTCGTCTTGCTGCCACTTCTGCAGCACCAGCCTGATTGGAAGCTCGTCCACCGGCAGGAGCTTTAAGACCGTGTTCTCTAAGAATTTTATCAACCGCAGTTTTTTGTTCTTTTTTAGTCTTTGGAGTAAGTAACTTACCATTTATTCTAGTGTTGATATGAAAAAGAACATAGTGTCCTTGTTGTGGGTCAGTGTCAACTGCGAGTGGATACGAGAGTATATTACTAGACGTTCCGCCCATCAAGTTTGTAGTAGCACCTAAAGCAGAGTTTGACCCTGATGGATTTAAACCAGCAATTGACCTTACATCACTTGCAGCACTTTTTACTGCTCTTTGTGCAGCACCAGCGATATTTGCTCTTACTACATTCGTAATCCCTGTGAGAACTGCTGACATCCTAAATATCCTTATAACGCTTTTAACTATTTATATAACATGGCATACAAAGGTCGATATACTCCTAAAAACCCCAAAAAATATAAAGGGGATCACCACAACATAGTCTATCGTTCTCTCTGGGAACGAAAGTTCATGGTGTATTGCGACAACAGTGATAATATACTTGAGTGGGGTAGTGAGGAGATCATCATACCCTATTTATCTCCTTGGGATGGCAAACTCCATCGTTATTTCCCAGATTTTTATATCAAGGTAAGACAGGCATCAGGTAATATAAAGAAGTTCATCATAGAAGTCAAACCTAAAAAACAAACCAGGCCGCCGGAACCTGTACACAGAAAAACTAAAAAATGGTTGAACGAAGTTAAGACCTACAGTATAAATGAGGCAAAGTGGAAATCTGCATCTGAGTGGTGTAGTAATAACGATATGGAATTTAAGATACTGACAGAGGACGAATTGGGTATTCGTTATAAATAATAACATGGCACAAAGCAAATATATCCAGAGTGTTTTAGATGCAGCAAAAGGCAGACCAAAGTCTACAGAGTGGTATAAAGATAAGATCAAAGAGTTTGGTAAGCCTGGTGCAATGGATTTGATTCGTGACGGCAAAAGAGATAGCCGACCATTTTATGGTAGATTGAATATGTTTATCTATGACCCTAAATTTAAAAAGACTCTACCATACTATGACACGTTTCCATTAGTGTTGCCTCTAGAAAAATATGATGATGGATTTCTTGGTATCAATCTACACTATCTACCCATTCCGTTGAGAATACGATTGTTAGACAGACTAGTAGATTTCTCTAATGACACAAATTTTGATGAGGGAACCAGACTCATAGTTGAGTATAGAAAGGTAAAGAGCATAAAGTTAGTAAAACCAACCATACACAAATATCTTGCTGGACAAGTAAAGTCACAGTTTCGTAGAATAGATGCAGATGAGTTTACAATCGCAACTCTTTTACCAGTGCAAAGATTTAAGAAATCAACTGCAAAAGCGGTATGGTCTGACTCTAGGAGCATGGTCTAATGGCAGGATTACCTAATTTTATAGAAGGAGCTGCATTTGGTGTTCTAAACGATTTGTTATCTGCATTTCGTTCCAATGAGGGATACGCAACACCAAACAGATATGAGGTGTTAATTTTCCCTCCACCAAAACTTGGTGGTGGTGGACAACAAAATATTTTCAGTGGTGGTGAGAGACAGTCTGATGCACGGGCAATATCACTACGTGCTACAAGCGTAACTTTGCCGGGGCGTAATCTCTCCACCTCTCAAGAAAGCAATGTATATGGACCTGATCGTGAAATTGTAGAGGGTGTTACTTATGCTGATGACATTAGTTTTTCATTTCAGGCAAGCTCTGGTTTAGATGAAAGAGTGTTTTTTGAGAACTGGCAAAAAAATGCGTTTAATGAAAAAACTTGGAATATAGGATATTACAACGACTATATTAGCACGATAGAAATGTACATATTGGATCAACAAGACCAAAGACGATATGGTATTAAACTATGGGAAGCTTTTCCTAAGACAATTGGTGCAAACGAATTGTCATATGGTACAACTGGTGAGATAATGTTATTACCTGTGAGTTTTACGTTTAGATATTGGACAAGTTTAGACCAGACTCAGAACCCACCAATAAACATTTTTGATAGAGTTTTTGATACTGTGGTTAATGCAACCGAAAGAGAAATAAGTAGAAATATCCCCAAAGTATTGAATAGATTATAATAAAGGATGAAAAATTATGGCACTACCTAAGTTAGACTCACCAGTTTATGAACTTGAACAACCATCAACTGGTGAAAAAATTAAATACCGACCTTTTTTGGTCAAAGAACAAAAAACACTCATGATGGCTCAAGAGTCTGAGGATGACAAACAAGTAAAAGAAGCACTGGCAGGGCTAATCACCAACTGCACCTTTTCAGAAATAGACCCATACAAAGTCCCTCTTTTTGATATTGAGTTTTTGTTTTTAAGAATACGAGGCAAATCTGTAGGAGAGACAGTTGATCTAAGTTTATTATGTCCAGATGACAATAAAACGAGAGTGAACAAAAGCATCAATCTAGAGGAGATTGGTGTGAACATGAAAGTTGGTCACACGAATGAAATTGAAATCACAGATAAAATAAAGATGATTATGAGATATCCCACACTTAATGACATGGAGGATATTGATGATGTTACTCAATTAGGGAGTGTTTTTCCTATGATTCTTCGGTGTGTGCATGAAATTCACGATGGAGAAAAAATTTACAATAGAGTGGACATGTCCGAAAAAGACTTAGAGGAGTTTATTGATAGTTTAACAGGAGATCAATTTGAGAAAGTGGGTGAATTTTTTGAGACCATGCCAAAAGTTCAACACTCTATAGAGGTAACAAACCCAAAAACTAATAAAAAAGGTGAAGTGGTGATTGAGGGTATTCAAAGTTTTTTCGACTAGGCCTCTCTCATGACTCTGTGTATAACTACTTTAAAACAAATTTTGCCCTGATGCAGAACCATAGTTGGAGTTTATTTGAGTTAGAAAGTATGATGCCTTGGGAGAGGGAAGTTTACGTAGGACTTTTGATAGAACATTTAGAGGAACAAAGGAAAGAAGAAGAAAGATATAAGAATAAATAGTAAAAACTATCTGGGAGAGTATCATGGCGCAAAAGAAGCTAGAAAAAGGTAGTCAATACGAAAAGTATGACCTTGATGGTGATGGAATTGTGACTGATGAGGAATTTGAAATGGATCAAAAATTAGTGCGACTTGAAAATGAAGATAAAAGACAAGATGCACAGAGATATATGGCATGGTTTGCTTTAGCAGGAATGTTGCTCTATCCATCAGGAGTTGTATTTGCTTTATTGATCGGATTAGATCAAGCTGCAAAAATACTAGGTGATATGGCTGCGGTATATTATGTTTCGGTTGCAGCTATTGTGGCTGCATATTTTGGTACGCAAGCATTATCAAAAAAATAGGATAAGTTAAATGGTAACAGCAACCGACAGACCATCAGCAACTGCATCAAAAGACATACAAGAATTGACTAAAACAATTCGAGAAACTGCTGAAAAACGTGATGCAAACTTACAACGTATGGCTCAGGGTAGCGGTAAAGCAGCAGCACAAGCAAAAGTGATGATTGAAAACGATCAAAAACTTCTTGTTATGCAAGGAAGATTGACAGGCAGAAGTGCAGAGAGTGTTAATGAAATAAAAGTGTTGAATAGTGCAATAG